AGATGATGAGATGACAGAATTAACAAAGCAAGGCATTTCCCAGTATCATGTTTGGGAAATAGACGAAACGGCAATTAATAAGCAAACCTACCCGTATTAAGATAAAGGATAATGATAATGGATAATCTACAGGAAATGAAATACCGCTTTTCTACTGATACAGACTATCGTTTTATAGACTTATCCGTAGATGAAATAGAAGCTTTTGTAGATGATTTTAACTATAACAAAGTAAATGAATTACTCAAATCATCTAAGTATATCAAGCGAGGCAACATACAGCCGCTAAAGCCTATCATGCCTATCATAGAACATATTGTAAAGTCTGTTAATAAGGCTTTCTATGATTCTGTTTGCGGCATCTATTCACCTATTCCTCATGCTGATACAATACCGCTTGAGGTGTATAAACTCATCAAGTCAGATGAGGTAAAGCCTAATGTAATAATCAAGCCGATTGCAAACATGAAATTGCAATCTAATGTATTACATCTTGGCACACATACACGCTGTATCTGTGCAGAAACAGGTATTAGCTTTGCAGTAGCATTACCTAGCCCTATTGATACAAGTATGACGTTATTGCATCCTTTTGCATTTCATAATAACGTCATTACATTCGTAAAACAGTATCAGCGTAATGGCATACCCCTTGCACAATTAGAATCACAAGCATTAGCTGGTATGCTAATTACAATACTAAAGCATAAAGGCTATGCATCATGCCGTGATTATGTCGCGGCTAATCTTAGGCTTAGAACAATTAATAAGAAAAGCTTAACATGGGCATTAGCTTATTTCTATCGTGCAGAACCACGTTATAACTTGCCACAAATTAACTTGCTTGCTGAAGGCAATCCTACAACGCAATTAATAGGATTCATTCAGATATGCAAAGGCGAGGATACTACAATACAAGCGCATCATTCACTAGAGTCTAAGCAAAAGACTATTAAAGCGCGTGTATTTCAAACTGAACACGCTAAGGAAGCTGCGCATCTAAAGAATGATGTTAAATCTTGTTTGGCTATACTAGAGACAATAGAGGAAAACAATCCCACAATAAGTGAGGAACTGTTTATTTCCTTTACTCATCGCATACGCAAGATTGCGGTATTAAATGATGCAGCTAAGGAAATTCTTATTACTGATTTAATTGGTTCCTTTGGCGAAAATGTTAATACTAAGCAATTAGAATTAATCATTCGCCAAAATGACATGACAGCTACACAGAAAGAATTATTTACATTCTCACAGGAAATAGCAAAAGACTTAGCTGAATTTAAAGGTAATAAAGAAAAAGGTAAAATTGACTTTGCTTCATTGATGGGTAAGGTGAAATAATGTTAAATGATAATCCAACATTAGATAGAGTAGTATACGGTATAACGCCAACATTTGGCATATATCAAGCTAATGGACACAGGAAGATAGGATTAAAGAAAGCTTTTGTAGAAATACTCATGTTGACTGGTGCATTGAATGAAATAAGATTAGAAGATGGTTCACTCTGGCCTATCTATTATGAAGCGCCAATTAACATGATACAAGATATGTGTGTTAAACATATTGTAAGCTTTCAAGTGTATGAAGATGGAAGATTCTTTGCAGTAGCCCGTTTATATAAAGACAAGGTAAAAGTATGACACAAGATAAAGATGCACAGGAACAACAACAAGTAATAGATTTATATAACCGTATAATCGTACTACTAAAAGAGCAAGATGCTGATATTAGTGTAGCAATATGGGCTGCCGCTGATATCATTATTACCTGCATGATTAATGCAGAAGATGGTGATATTGATGCAACAGCGGAAAAGATAGATTCTTACCTTATTCCTATGTTTAAAGACATACAGACACAGATAAAGAGTAAAGAAGCACGAGTCTCACACAAAGATATAAATGAAATACGTGCTAGCGTTGCTGCAATAGATACAGGCGCTAGTCCTGTATTAGCTAACATGAGTATACAAGGTAAAAAGGCAAATTAAAATGAAAACGATATACTACATTGTAGTATGTAAAGGTAAATCAGATACACAACATCATATTGTATACGGAGATGATTATAAAACTCCATTTATTACTTCAGTATTACAAGAAGCTTTTGACCGTGCTAATAAGTTAGCACAGGACTTTAAAGATTACCCAGAATGTCCTGTATACGACGTATTAAGGTGTGAATAAAATGCCAATAGACTTTAAAGCTTTAATGAATAAAGAGCAACAAAAGACTCCGCCAGCGGTTGTAGCGGCTAGTGCTATTGTTGCTGCTATTAACAATGAAGATAAGTCTATTGCAGACTTAGAACGGATGCTTGCAGATAAGACAATACCTTTAAGTGAAAGATTAAAAATAAGAGACAAGCTTAAAGCTAAGCAAGCGCCTACCACAATCAAAGAGGTTGTTAATAAGCCAGAAATAACTATTAAGAGTAATGAAACATTCAGCCTATCTATTGTTCTCAATAAGAAACAACAAATGGGCGTAGATATGGCTAAGACTGGTAAAAGCTTTGTGCTAACAGGTAAAGCAGGCACAGGTAAAACAACTGCTTTGCGTGAATTAGCGCGAACACTATTAGATAATCAAAGCTTAGGTGTTCATTCTTTTGGACACTATAAGCCAGCAGTAACAGCGCCATCTATTGCATTTATTGCACAGACTAATCGTGCTACTGATAATATGCGTAGGGCTATTCATAAAGACCCCATATTAGCTGAGAGGTTACAATACAATGTTCTCACAGGACATAAGCTATTGGAATATACGATGGAATGGATTACAAATGACGAAGGAAAAACCATTCCACATTTTTATCCAAAGCGTGATGCTACTAACCCATTGGATATTACTCATCTATTGGTTGAGGAATCTTCAATGCTTGATATCCCTTTTTGGCGAGACAAGATACTACCAGCACTTAGACCTGGAACTGTGGTTATATATGTTGGTGACATTAACCAACTTCCACCTGTTTTTGGCCCTTCTATACTTAACTATGCACTCATTAAACTCCCCGTTATTGAATTGGATGAAGTCTATAGACAAGCCCTCGATTCCCCCATTTTATCCAATGCATTAAGAATCTTGGATGGTTTACAGCCACAACCTGATGGAGTTAAGTTTAAACTCTATCAAACAAAGGCAGGTGGTAAACGGCCTAGTGAACACTCAATGGCTGTAGGCTTAATAAATAGTATAAAGAAATGGATGGAAACAGGTGATTATAACCCTGATACAGATATTATCTTAAGCCCATTCAATAAAGAACGCTTTCCATGTAGCACTAAAACACTTAACTACTTCATGGCACAACATCTTGGAGACAAGCGCGGCGCTAAGATACATCATATCAATGCAGGACGTAATACATGGTATCTAGCTGAAGGCGACCGTGTAATGATTGCGAAGCAAGATGGAGTTATTAAGAAAATAAACTATAATGCTGATTACATGGGTAAGGCTGTATTGTCTAAAACCTGTGACATTAATAGATTCGGTAAACCTGTTATTGGCAGTAGTGGTAATGGCATAAGCATTGACCATGAAGATTTTGCATTAGAAGGATATGAGGAATTAAATGTTGACAACATCGCAGATGAAGAAAAGAAACAAGCAGCTTCACACATCATTGATGTCCAAATGGACGATGGAAGTATTGAAACATTGTCTAGTGCTGGGGATTTTAGCGATGCTAAGTTTTGCTTGGGTTATTGTCTATCTGTCCATAAAGCCCAAGGTTCAGAATGGCGTAAAGTGGTGCTTGTTATCCACAAGAACTTTAAAGTCCTCCTCTTTAGAGAACTTATTTATACCGCGATGACACGGGCAAAAGAGGAACTTGTTATTGTTGATTTATCTAATGCTTTAGATGATGCAATTAAAAGTCAGCGCGTTAAAGGTAATAGTATTAAAGAAAAGATTGAATGGTTTAATAGCAAATTAGCATTAACAGAGGACATTGTGGTGCAACCATGATAGAAGAAGCCGTACCAGTTGCTAATTGTAAACGTTGTGCTCACTATACACCGACAATTTTATTTACACTCTGTAATCATGAGAGTAGTAAGTATAAGGATAGTACTGAATTTAAGTTTCATACAATACAGCACATGAGAACAAAAGGTGCTTGTGGTAGTGCTGCTATCTTATATACATCCAAGACAACATGACTGAAATAGAACAAGAACTTGTGCTATTCTTTAAGCTTTATTTCCTAGCACATACACAAAACTATATAAACTATATGGCACAAACTAAAATCTTAGCAAAATGGTTTGATTTTAGTAATGCAGCACTAATCCCAATAGACCAAGCACCTGTTTATTGTGGACATTGTTTAAACGAAGTAGGTAGAACAATAGGCGGTGGTTTTAGTCTTACGTGCTCTACTTGTAAGCGTGGAACCAACCTAGCGTATGAAATAGGTAGATTAGCAGAAATAACCGGTATAAATTGGTATCTTTGTATGTATCTTATGGTAAGAGCTATTGAAGATATATACAAAACTAACAATGTAATTTGTTTTAAAGCTGTTATTAATTAATGAAAGGAGTCTATGTACTATCATGGAAGAAATTGAAACACAAGAATTAACCTTTTCTCAATTATATGAAAGACTTGTCATTGAAGAAGAATTTATTCTTGATGATATGCCTAATACACAGTATCCAAGTTTAAGAAAAGGTTTATCTGCCTATAAAACTAAGATAAATGATAAATGCAAGCGTAATGGATTACCAACTGAAGAACGTAAGATTGAATTTGAATTGCTAGAAGAAAAAGCGATGGGATTAATTAAAGTTAAAGTATTCTTTAAAGCCTTAACGAAGATAAACGCTAAACCAATACAAACTGACGGAGAACTTAAATGATGCTCTTAAAGAGTTTAGAGATTAAAAGAGAACGTGCCTATGTCAATCCACCACAAGGCAAACTTATTGGTGTTGTTGAATTTGCTAACGAACAAGGTTTAGTTAAGTTTGAATTAACTGATGAAGATGCTATTGCAATTCTTCAACTCTGTGCTGTTAGAATTCAAGCCCGTGTAACTGAATCAGCTAAAGCTATGTATCTATCATTAGAAGAACATACCAAGTTAATCACGGCCCTTCCTGAAGAATAATCTATGGACGATATACTAGAAATTGCAATACCAGAAACGAATAATCTTAATATAGACCAATTGCGCGAGCTGATAAATAAGCTTAGCACAACGGAAGATGGTCAACCGTTAAATAATGCAATGTCTGAATTAAAGAAGGCACTTAAACAAAATCCAGCAGCATGTAGCTTAATGCTTGATGATGATATCGGTCTGTGTGTAGCACAGTTAAAACGTATTACGAACAAGACAATTCTTGAAGAACTTACTAGCAAAAAAGCTAAAGACCCAACAGCTAAGATTAAAGTTACACAGGAACAAATTGATAATCTTACAATGAGTGATTTGAAATGAACCAAGAAGATACATATCCATTAAATGAACTTGAAGATGATTATGCAAATGGTTATGAACAAGGTTGGCAAGATTGTCATAAACGCTTTGAAGCAATATTGAAACGCTTCCCATTACAATGTGCTATGATTACAAATAGGCTTCCACTACATCCTTCACAACCTGACCAGATATTAGAACCATGAAACGTATTCGTCTATCTCATTCTAGCCAAGACTTGCTCATAACCTGTGAACGTCTATTTCAAATAGAACGCTTACTTGTTGGTCAGCGTAATATATATGAGGCAGCACATTTCAGTAGGGGCCATGCTTTTGGTAAAGGCGTACAAGTATATCTTCTAACTGGAGATATAGATAAGGCTGTTTACCAAGCATGGCTATCCTATTGGCCTGAAATAGAAGATTATCCTAAAACAACCTTACATAGAACACTTCATGCATTAATGTGTGCACAAAAGTCTTTAGATGAGATAAGAGAAAAGTATGAAGTTGTTTCATTTAATGGCTTACCAGCAGTAGAACTGGGTGTAAAGCTTAATATAGATGAAATCTATTATCATGTAGGATTCATTGACCTTGTTCTTAAAAACCGCGAAACAGGTTTATATGTAATTCTGGAAATCAAATACACAGGTTCATGGCTTGATGTAGATGGAATGTTTATGAATAGTGGACAAGGCATAGGCTATTCAATTGCTCTTGACGCCATTGTAGGTAATAAGCTATCTGAATATGGTGTACTATATTTTATATGTCAAGATAGTGATGCCAAGCCACAATATATACGATTTCATATTAAAGAATGGGAAAAGACATTAAAAGACCGGCTTAAGTGGTTTATTACACTTGGCCTAGATGTAAAGCGCATACAAGAAATGCGTGAACTTAATCATTTCCCACAAAGAGCGCGTTCTTGTATTCGTTTTAATCGTAACTGTCAACACTTTGGTACTTGTGGTTTAACAGCCGGTGAAAGAGAAAGAGATGATGAAATAGACCCACATGAAAATCGTTATCAATTTACATATAATCTTGAAGATGTTATTAAAGAACATTTGGAGAGAGCAGAATGAATCCTAACCAGCGTGTAATACTCGCTGCATTAGCTATGGGTTTAATGCCGCTAGAAAAAGATAAATCGGTAGAAGAAAAAATAGATATTGACGCATTAAAGCGCGCAGAAGAAAATGAATATGCGCGTAAGATTCATAAAAATGCTATTCATCGTTTTACTGGAGATAGTGAAATAGGTAGGCAAATTCGTAGCCAAAATCAATCACAGGTTAAGCATACTGAATTAACAAAAAGCCAGAAAGAATGGAATGATGCAATAGAAGTTAAGAAACAACTTAAAAGAGAAAGGAAACTCAATGGTACTAGATATTGATAATATTCATGTCGATACTATTAAGAAACCTGATACAAAAGGACTTGCACGGGTTAATCAAAATGACCATTATGAAGTAACATCTTTTGGGCATACTATTGACCTTAGTAATGACATGGCTACAGCTGATGCTATTTATGCTGGATGTGGTTCTAGAAATAAAACTTTATACCATGTATTAAATGGTAAACGCCTTATAGAAAAGGAAAAACTGGGATGAAAAACCTTCCTATATATTGCCTATTATTAATAGTTTGGTTACTATTAGGTACTACGATTCTTTATAATTCAGAAATTACTGGAATAAGACTTACTGTTCTTATGCAGATTTGTAATAAGAACGATGGTATTAAAACATTAAGAAGGTCTTTTATAAACCCCGAAAAATTTGTAATCCAATGTAATGATACTGCTATTTTTAACGACGTATCATTTATTCTACAAAAAGAGAAAGAACCACAATCATGACAATACAAGTATGGTATCATGGTAATTGTGACGATGGCTTTGGTGCTGCATGGGCGGCTTATCGTTACTTTAAAACATTCAAGCCTGTAGGAAGTGAAGTAGTTTATAAACCATGTTTCTATGGTAAGACTACGCCTTCCTATGCGCCAGAAGATGTTATCTACATTGTAGATTTTTCTTATCCACGTAATGTGTTAGAACTATTAAGAACACAAGTAAAAGGTCTTACTATTCTCGACCATCATAAGACCGCGCAAGAAGATTTAAAAAACTTTCCTGATGCTATCTTTGATATGGAACGTAGCGGTGCTGTTCTTACATGGAGTTATTTCCATAAAGACGGTGTACCTCTATTACTACGTTATGTACAAGATAATGACTTATGGCGTCATAAATTACAAAGCAGTAAAGCTATTGTACGGTACATTCGTACGGTTCCACATGATTTTGCAGAATGGGATAAACTCTATTCCATGTTTGAAACAGATGTCTATGCTGTAATTGCAAAAGCAGAAGCCGTTGAAGCTTACTTCCAGAATCAAATACACTTTAATGCTTCAATAGCAAAAGAAATTGTATTTCATGATTATGCATGTCCTATTATTAACTGTAACACAACCTTCATTAGTGAAATGTTGCAATATCTACATGAAACGCACAAAACAGAAATAGCAATGTCTTACTTTATCAATCAAGATTTTCGTGCAATTTGTTCATTACGTAGTGCTGGTAAAGTAGATGTATCTGCTATAGCCAAAAAATATGGTGGCGGTGGACATCATAATGCAGCAGGTTTCACAATTGATTTACAAACCCTTTTATCCATTCTTAATTAGGAATATCACAATGAGCAATATACAAGCATTACAAGCGGAATTCATGGTAGCTGGGCAACAGAAACTTAATGGACTACGTGAGATTCTTAAAGAGCGCGGCCCTAATAAGCAAGCAGCTCTATATATGAATCTTATTGAAGAAGAATTTGATGAACTGCAAAAATGGTTTGTTGTGTATGCAAATGCTGTGCGTGAAGATGAAAAACTTGCAGCACTATGTGAAGTACTTGATGGTATTTGTGATTTGTCTGTCGTATTAATGGGCTTGTGTAATTCTCTTGGCTTACCTTTTGATTCTGCTTTCCTTGAAGTACATAAGAGTAACATGAATAAGTTTGTCCCTAATGAAGATGGCACCTATACAATCTTAAAGCGTGTTGATGGTAAGATTATTAAGCCCTCTACTTGGCAAAAGCCTAATATTATGAGTATCTTGAAATATCGTCTTATCATGGGAGACTAGGATGTCTAATCCTAATAATCTACTACTGCTTTCTGATTGCTTAGCTAAGATACGGACTCTTACTAATGAGGCAGAAGTGAACAATTTAATACAAGATAAAAAATTTTTAGACTTAGCTAGAAGAAGCGCTGAGATAAGCAGACATGCAAATACCTGTGCGGGTATATTCTTTGATATGAATATGGCAAACAGGCCGACCGAAAAAGTTATTGAGGAAAGTTCAGATGAACCTACAAGCATTAGCAAAACAAGTTAATAGGCCGCCAGAAGGTAAGACAATACTTATATATGGCGACGCGAAACGTGGTAAAAGTACGCTCGCAGCAACAGTTGCAAAAGCAAAATCAATTAAAAATATTGACTGGTTTGATGTTGAGAATGGCCAAGAACGACTTATTACTATGGTTAAAACTGGTGAACTTACCAGTGAAGAAGCCGCCAAAATACGCGTATTTAGTATTAAAGATTCTGTTGAAGAACCATATGCGTTTGAAACGCTAGCTAAACTTATAGGATTAAAGCGTCCATTAGATATATGTGATATACATGGACGTGATATGAAAGTATGCCAGGAATGTACAAAGAGCAAAGGCACCTTTCAAACATTTGACATGCAACAACATAATCCTAATACGGCTATTGTAATAGATAGCCTGTCACAATTCAGTGATAGTATTATGCATTTCTATAACGAAGGTAAGATGCTTAAAGGCACAGCAGGAATGGACGCATACAGAGAACAAGGCTTGCGTCTTGTAGAGTTTCTAACTGAAGTACAGAAAGGTAAAACTAATTGGATATGTATTACACATACTCAAGTAGTTGAACTTGAAGCTGGTACTGACCGTATTGCACCTATGGACTTTAAAGGGCCAAAAGAAGAACGTAGATATCCGCTAGTAGGAACGCGGCCCTTTAGTATGAAGGTAGGCAAGTACTTTGCACACGTGGCTTATCTTAAAGTCTATCTAAGGCAGCACGTAGGTGGTAGTAGCACTACTTATCAAGCAGATGTTATTACAGGTAGTCGGACTAACTGGCATATTGAAACACAGCTTGATGGAAATAAAAAACAAGTAATGAGTCTTGTTCCACTTTTTGACAAGGAATAACAATGGATAGAGGTGATGACCTACTAAGACATTTAGAACGAGTAACGCATTACACAGAATATGAGGGCGCTAATTGGATACCCTTTGAAAGTAATGTTGATACTACTGTGCCAGATATAGAATATACGGCACAGCGTCATCCTTCCTCTATTCTTATTCCTTTTTACATAGAATTAGGTTTTCGTAGATATGAACCTAGCTTTTATAAAGTTCATTCGTTTAAAACTACACATGGGCGTAGATGGGATTGTATTAATGGCTGGAATAAAGAGACAGAGAGGGTATAATGTGGATAGTCTATTATACAGATATAACCAATCAGCTTACTACGCGGCTTACACTTATTAGTATTGCAAGTGCGCGTAAAGCTATGCCCGGTGTCAAGACATTAATGATATATCCAACCTGGCATCTTGTTGACCCAAATATATTACGCGCAGTAGATTATTTTAAAGATATTCCATATCTTGAGCGTAATGTACACTATGATTATCGTAGATGTCTGGCTAATGCTGACGTAGTTGGTGAAGCATTATTTGTAGATACTGATATAGTATTCCAGGATGATATAAGAAATATTTTTAAGTATCCTTTTGATATTGCTCCAACATTACGAGAAGCAGAAATAGACCCGGCAATTCCATATAATATGGGTGTTTGTTTTAGTAGGACTCCATCATTTTGGAAACACGTAGCTTTTAACATCCCTAAAAACTCTCCTAATTATTGGAAAGATAGCGAATTAGCCTTTAGTAGATGTGCTGCAAGTTCAGAATATACTAAGCGTGATTTACAAGGTAGACTATATAATCGCTCACCTAATTCTAAAACAGACGATGTAAGTAACGCATATATAGTCCATTATAAAGGCCCACACAGAAAGGCTTGGATGCTTGCTAGAGAAAAGGAATTTATATCATGAAGATTGCTGTAATAATCCCTACGAGAGAAAGAATAGACAGGCTTAATAAAGTTGTACAGTCTATTTTACACACAACGCAAGTACATGGCACTGTAAAAATATATGTTGGCTTAGACCAAAATGACCCACAATATAATAGATATTTGAAATATTGTAGTGAATATAAATTACTTCCTAGTGTATTTGAACCACGGGCAAATGTCCCAGTTATTATGCAATCAATAGGTGAATATGCATTAGAGGATGGCGCAGACTTACTTATTATTGCTAGCGATGATGTTGTCTTTCAAACACCTTCATGGGATATGTTCGTTAGAGATTACTACCGTGATGTACCAGATAAATTACTTGTTGGTTACTTTAATAATGGTGCAGATAGGGAAATGTGTGAGCATTTTGTAGTATCTAAAGAATGGGTTAAAGCTTTAGGTTATTTTGTTCCTACATTCTTTAATCATTTTTACGTAGATACTTGGATTAGTGATATTGCAGAACGAAATGGAAGATTAAAATGGTTCAGAGATGTGACATTAAAGCATGAACATTTTAAATATGGTATGGCTGTGTATGATGCTGTATATGAAAGAACTAGAAAAAATAATTTTGCAACAAAAGATAAAACACTTTTTGAGTTAAACCAAGCACAGCGTATTACAGATTCAAATAAAATAAGGGATGCTATATGCGCGTCGGCTTCATAAGTACAGGAACAAATAATATAATGGCTGTAATTAATAGTGCCAAATGTATACCACAATTTAAAAGTATAGAAGTATTAATTTTTAGCCATATAAAAAGACGTGCACAAAATCCTAGTATTCTTACTTGGGCAATAAAAGAAAAGTTTGATGTTATATTCTTTATTGGTAGTGCTGCTGGAACTGACCCATTTGTAGGTGACTTTAGACTAATACGTCAAAAAGTATGTCCTGTATATCATCTTTGTTTTGATGGTGGAGATAAGCCGTGGTGGAATAGATTAGAAATGTATAAAAAAGAAAACTGTTTTGATAAGCAGATTAATATAGATGGGTTAAAAGAAAATCCTTGTGATGTTACTACTATTTGTCCATTAAACCCAGATGACTTTAATCCAAATACGAATAAAACAATTCCATTTGGTTTCGCGGGAAATATTAAATCAGCGATAAGAACTAATTTAGTAACACGCTTAGTACAGGCAAATTACTTGACATTAAGAGTAAGAGACCAGAATGACAATAGTTTTGCAGAATACTGTAACTTTCTTAATAGCTGCAAAGGTATGCTTAACATAAGTTATACAGGAACAGGAAAAGCACATCATGTTAAAGCTAGAATCCTTGAGGGAATGTACGCTGGATGTGTTCTTGTTGAAGATGAGCGTTCTCCCACTAAAGAATACTTTATACCAGGTATTGACTACTTACCATATGATGGAACATATGATGGTGTCTTACGTGCTATTAATGCTACAGGTTCTATGTTTACAAAACGTATTAGAGAAAAAGCCGTAGAACTTTATGGCCCTAAAGCCTTTTATAAACTTGTTCTAGGAGATAGACTACAGTGAAATCAAGGTTCACACCCTTAGATATAGATGAGGCAGCTTATTTATATGACATTTCAAATCCACAATTGATAGGAAATCACATGTCTAACGATACACTAATTGACCTAGATAATCTAGATAGTATTAGTTTGGAAGGCGTAGAAGCTGCACCAGAGTTTATTGAACCGCCGCATGGTAGATATAGGCTTGGTGTACAAGCAAAGATTGAAGAGTATGAGAAAGATGAGGTTGTTGATAAAGAAAAGACTGGTGAAAAGATTAAGGCTAAGCGTATTCGGTTTACTTATACTATCCAAGAAACATTGGAATTGAAGTCTAAGAAAGACCTAGTACCAGCAGAAGGTTCTATGTTCAGTGAGAACTTTTCAGCTACCAGTGAAGGATTGCCTTACTTTAAGACTAGGTCTACTGCCATTCTGGGAGACTTGGGAAACGCTACTATTAAAGAAGTCATTAATGAGCTTAACAATGAAGCTATTAGCTTTACGGCTGATGTTAAGACTCGTGTTTCAAGGGTAAAAGATGCAGATGGCAATGAGAAAGAGTTTACAAATATCAATGTTCGTGTTCTAGACGGCTTTCAAAAAGCTGATTTGAAGTAAAGGGAATGGGCGGCTTGTATAGCGCCCTTCTTTTTTGTAGTTTAACAATCTTGAGGAATACATGAAAACAAAACACTTCAATCCAAAACACAGTGTTGTAGCTTCTTTAAAAGAATTTACTAAGACACTCAAGGGTTATGGTATTACTGTTGAACAATTTGAAACATTTGCACATGCACAAAATAATCAAGCCCAAGTCATTGCTAAAGAAAAGACTATCCTAGAAATCGCGGGAGAATACGTAGAAGGTGATAGGAATAAAACTTATAAGCATCCGAATGAAAACTTTAGGAATATAAAAAATCTATGGAACGCATATCTACTTGCTATTAATGGCCGAGAACACGCGTCACAATATGATAATATAACTAGACAAAATAACATCCCTACACGGCTATCTGAGATTAATGAATTCGATGTATCTATGCTTATGGTTCTTATGAAGGTAGCCCGGCTTGCGACTAATAATACGCATAAAGATTCTCTTATTGATATTGCAGGATATGCGCGCTGTGCTGAAAGAGTATTAACAAATAAATGAACAAGAAATGCGTATCTTACTAAATTATGATGAACACTTATCAAACCATAAAGGTACGCTAGCTGGCATATTAAAAAGTAAGGGTTATACTGCTTTCTCTACAGGTAGAACCCTTACTATTTCTGAGTTATTAACCGCAGCTAAATCAGTTCATGCAGATGGCATACTACTAGCGAATGAAAGTACACTTAATAACCTTGTTAATAGTAGCTATAAAGTTAGCTTAGATAAATATCGTGGTTCAAGACTTAACTATAGTATACCCGTTATTGTTGGCGCACCTATTGACCATCCACGAAAAGTAAAACATGGAAGATGGCTATATGAAAAAGACATTGATAAATTCAAACAGATTAAAACTCCCGTGGTACAGCTACAATACACGGTTTGCTCATCGCGTGAGTTATTGGACGCATGTTTGGAAAAAGCCAGCAAAGCCCTTATCATCTCAACAGATATTGAAACGGATAGTTCAAATAGAATTACTTGTGTTGGTTATAGCCTTCTTAATCCTAATCTTACTACAACTTCATTTCTCATACCGTATGTAGATTTTGGAAAAGACCATTGGGAGAACGATGATGATTACGGATACGCCATTGAAACACAAAGAACTATTAGTAAACTCCCTATCGCAAAGCTTTATTTCAACGGAATATATGACGCACAATATCAGATTACATACCATGCAGAACCCAATAACTTTGTCTTGGATGGAATGGCTCTCGCACATGCAGAATTCAGCGAACTCCCCAAGAGCTTAGACTTTGTAGCTTCCCTTCATTTACATGATTACTACTTCTGGAAAGATGATGCAGATGAATCAAGAAAAAAGGGTGATATTCATACATACTGGGCATATTGTGCCAGAGATAGCTGGAATACACTTCGCAGCTTCATTAATCAGATACGCAACGCAAAGCCCTACGCATTTAGAAATTACAAAGAACTATTTAAGATGGTATATCCGTATATATACTGTGCTTTCGAAGGTTGTGCTTTGGAACAGAAGACCTTATTGGAAAATACTACGAAAGCTACGAGCATCGCTGAATCTGCTAAACAAAGTTTATGTAAGATGGCCGCTACAGAGAACTTTAACCCTGCTTCACCTAAACAAGTCGCAATATTACTCTTTGATATTATCGGCGCTAAACCAGTTGCTAAACCAAGAAAGAAAAAGGATGGCACATGGACATCAAAGCGCGGAACGGATGAAAAAACGCTTGCAAAGATTGCTGAACAGCATCCTTTATTATCAATCTTTGTTAGCAGATTATTGGAATACAGAGAACAGGCTAAAGCAATAGGAACTTATTTTAAATTTAACCAATGGTGGGGTAGAGATGAGTGCCAGTTATCACAAGGTAGAATGCTTTACGGCATCAATCCATTTGGAACGGACACGGGTAGAGCTGCTAGTAACGCTAGTAGTTTTCGGCTATATGACTTATTGCGCGAAGAGATACGTTCTTACGGAACGCAAATTCAAAATGTACCGCCATATGCTAAGAACATGCTTATATCGGATATCGGCTTTGAACTTGGAGAGGCTGACAACAATAAGTCAGAAGCAAGATGTGTTGGATATTTATCGAACTGTATTGCCCTTATCAAGGCTCTCGAAGATAGAACAAAAGACTTTTATAAAGTACTTGGAACAATCTTCTTTGGACTCTTATACGAGGCTGTCAGCAACGAGTTACGGAATAAAGTCCTTAAGCGCATCGTACACGGACGAAACTATCTTATGGGCGCTGATACGTTTGTTGAAACAGTTGGTTCAAAACAATTATATGAAGGCGCCAGACTTCTTAACTATAAGCTAACTACACTTAAAGCTTTTGCAGAATATCTTCTTAACTTATATAATAAACCATTCCCTGAAGTTACAACCTGGTATAATGAAATCAAATTAGAGATAGTTAGGAATCACACATTAACTAGTCCACTTGGATATACACGGTATTTCTTTGGCGATATTATTAAAGACCATAAAGTATTTAGAAATGCAGTAGCACACGCACCACAAAATCTTAGTGTAATGATATTAAATAAAGGTGTATGGAACGTTTATAATCGGTTAGTTTTAACACAGAATGGATTATTTAGACTTAAAGCCCAAATTCATGATTCTATATTTTGGCAAAGCCCTCCAGAAAAGCGCGCTGAATATGATGCCATAGTATTAGAATGTATGAATAATCCTGTCGTGATTAAAGGTCGCACTATGAGTATTCCAGTGGACATTAAGCATGGACAGAATTGGCTTGAGTTAAAACAATGATACAAGGAAATACATTTTATGAAAGATATTTCTCATATATCGGACTTACTGAAAGCCCAAGGCTTTATCACCGCTGGACAGCAGTTTCAATTATTGCGGCACTTCTCGGAAGACGTTTGTTTATTCCATTTGGTCACGATAATATCTACCCCAACCATTACATACTACTTGTTGGAGACCCAGGGACAAGAAAGGGAACTGCTATTACTCCCGGTAAACGGTTACTTAGAAGCAGCGGATATAACAAGTTCAGCCCCGATAGAATCAGCCCCGAACGCTTCATTATTGAGCTTGAAAATGCAAGTAGGGTAGACATAGGTAATGACCCTACAGATTTAATTGAATTAGAAAACTTAACACTTGATGAGGTAAGTGAATTATATGTCAATATTGGAGAGTTTGGAGATTTCATCGGAGATGGTAATCTTAATTTCATACGGTTGCTTACTAACTTATGGGATAACTTACCAGAGTATAAGCATCCTAAAATCCATGGGAAAAGTGTCGCAGTTCCTAAACCTACTGTTAATATTTTTGCTGGCACTACTAGCCAGGATATCGCTACCGCTATTCCTATAGAAGCCATAGGACAAGGATTCTTTAGTCGTTTTATTCTAGTGCATGGAGAAAGTAATGGAAGAATGTATAGTCGTCTTCCATTAATTGGAGATACAGATAGAAAAGAATTTGCAAAAGAGTTAATAGATATTAAAAATATAATGGATGGAGAACTTAAGATAAGTGAAACTGTTTGGGGATTACTTGATAAGATGTATAAAGGATTTATTGATATAGATGACTTTCGTTTCAAGCACTATAGTACACGCCGATACACACACTTATTAAAGCTATGTGAGTGTCTATCAAGTATGAGGAAAGAAATAAACCTCAAAGAAGAAACTTGTATAGATGCTAATACATTGTTACACTATACAGAATTAAGAATGACTAAAGCTCTTGGTGAATATGGAAAAGCCAAGAACGCAGATGTTACTAACAACGTAATGCACATCATTCGTGCAGCATCAAAGCCGCCCGCAATGAAAGACATCTACAAGAAGGTTGCACAGGACTTGAATAAACAAACCGACCTTATTGATATATTGAATAACCTTAAGCTAGCAGGAAAGATACAAGTAGTTGATGTACCCAGTGAAACACGTAAAGGGTATGCGCCGTTGAACCTTATAGCAAAACAATGGGATACAAATTTGATTAATGATGGATTCTTAACAAGTGAAGAAAGGATGTGATATGTTTAGAATTACAGTAGTACAAACTACAAGACAAACAAGAACAGCTCGTGGTGAATATCAAGTTATTGGTGAGCGACTTGTTACACAAGAAGAAATTGATAAAGCAAATTATGTTGGTAGCCGTGTTTTTGAAGGTACACCTATTCCTATGATTAAAGAATATGGATATTTGCAGGATAGAGAGATTACTGAAGATATTGAAGTTAAAGTTTATGAGCAAACGGTTGATACCTTTGACCTTAAACGCGTTATTGCGGCAGTAAACAATGAAACTCGGTAAACTAATCATCACAAAAGAACTAGCTAATACACAAGAAAAGCTTAAAGCCTTAAGTAACTTCATTGATACTAATTTAATCATACTAGAAAAGATTGCAACAGCCGATAAAGAAGGAAATACATACGTAATTATGCTTGGTATATGTGAATACTTTGCAGATTGTAATGATACGATTAAGGTTATACCAATATATGAGCTTGAGTTTTCTATTTCCCCATTAGAAAAAAGTTTAGTTTGTAGGGTAAAACAATGAGCCTATTTAAAGTTAAGATTAATGGAAAATGGCATCTTGCATTAACGCCGCTTCAGTGTATTATTGCAATTATTATTATCTATACCGCCGGGTGGATTTGTGTTCGTCTATAAATTTATTCTTTTCTTATTAAAGTTTACTACACATGAACATCATTTACTTGATTACATGGAACGCTATTGGATTATTCTTCCTAGAAATAAAAAGATACCTAGTATACGATTACATCATCTCTTAAGTAGTGATAGTGATAGAGCATTACATGACCATCCTTGGTGGTATTTCAGTATTATATTGAGTGGTGGATATTGGGAAGTTACTTGGGTTGATGCACTTGCTTATGTAGATGCACCTTGGGAATATGCCGATTATGAATTAGTGCTTGATGTGCATACATTTGATATTGTATATCTTAAACGCTGGTATGGCCCTGGCTCAATTTTATTTCGTAAAGCCTCACACTTACACCGGTTAATACTACCTAATACTTTTGAACGTAAAGCAGAGACATGGACATTGTTTATTAGTGGCCCTAAGTCTAAAGAGTGGGGATTTATGACAGACTGTGGTTGGATTAAGTGGGATGAATATGAAAGTCCTGATGAAGTAGCTTATCATAAAGGAAAAGGCTAATGGCTAAGAAAAAAGATATTGACTTTATACCAAACTTAGGCTTAACAGAAACGCGGCGAGACCAGTTAAAGAAACGTGATTGGAGTAAACCTTTACAACACGCTAAGACAAGTGACCAGTATACTACACAAGACTGTGAACAAAATCAATTCAGCGGAATACGAATTAATAAACTTAGTAATATGGTAGAGATTTGGTGTTTAGGAAAGAAACTACTAGAACGGAATTATCAACAGGTTGCTAATAATCCCGGCCTTTTAGCTACAATGCATGAAGAGGCGTTTAATACTACAGGCACAGTATTGGAGATTGAATTAGAACAGAAACGAGTCGTCCAAAGAACTGAACCCAGATTAGTTAAGGGTAAGAAATACTAATGACTACTAAGGTAAAGATTGAGGATATTCAGTTTGTTACTGCTGAACTGAAGAAACTATTTACTAATCACTATAAAGACTTCAATGACTGGGAAACAACATTCCTACGTGATATGTTTAGTCTTATCGAAGTTGAAACTCCCCTTACTGAGAAGCAGATATTTGCCCTATATAAAGCATATTTCAAGCATGTAGAAGGGGATGAAGATGAGCTTGAAGATTGGGCAAGAGAACATGGATTAATACATTTGTATAGTCAACGACATTAAAATGTGTCCTTAAGCATCCTACGCAACGGCGAATCAGGTTCAAGCTTGCGTAGTAAGTCGTAGGATGTTCCTTCTTCTGTTCTACTCATAATCTCATTCATTACAGAAGTCCATCCTTTATTACTTCCACCGTGACGGAGATAATCTTGGGCTACAGATTCAACCAAGTCATCTTCCATGTGTCCTGCACGAATAGCAGTACGTAGCTTATTAACAGCTTTTTGCCTATTATCAAAATCAGCCGCGCCATAGTAACTATGAAGATTAAGCGCATTACGTGTGACTTGTTCTTCAAGTGGACGCACACTTAACAACCTAGAAGCGATACCATTAAATGACCACACATCATCAGAGGTCGCGACAGTTTGTCCTTTCCTTGTTATACTCTCGCCTGCAACTATCTCACTTGCGCGCGCTATTGGCCTTGAAAGAGTTTGTAGAGAGAGAGCTTCCATCATTCCTTGTAGCTTACCCTCAAAACCGGGTTGAGATACGACGCTACTTAACATCTTACTTACGGCATTATAAACCCCAACCGTGGAATTCACTATTGCAAGGTCAGCCATTTGTGAAGGAATACGAGGAGCAATATCACCTCTTGTATAAAGACTTGGCCCTAACGTTGAAGGCAATCCGTAAAGAACAACCTCAGCCATTGGGTCTCCAACAGCGCGATATGTTCCCGTAGTTAAATCATAGTTCTGGTTACTCATATGCTCACCAACAAACTTACTAAGTGTATCATAACCAGGCCATGAAGCTGTACCAAATATACCTGCCTGAGCACCCATTGTTGTAGCAAGAGCTTTAAACTGTCCATGCTCTATTGTTCTATATACATGCTGAGCATATGTAACCATATAAGTCTGGAACAGTCCTAATACTGAGCCAAATGTTCCTTGAAACAAGCCCGGCCTTTGTGCTGCATGGTAATTCCCAATTACTCTATCTGCCATAGATACCGCGTAGATAGTAGCAGCCCTATCACTAATACCAGGATAAGCGTGCTTAGCACCTAAGTAACCAAGATTCATAGCAAAGACACGAGATTGTTTTTCTACATAGTCACTTGCCTTACTCATATATTCTACAGTTTTGCTACCTTGTAGCTTTTCAACCATATCTAGCAATTCATTTGTTGCGCCTTTAGTTGCTACAGGCACATGCAACTTACCATTAATATCAGAGAACTGACGTACAACTTGGTCAATATGTCCAGCAGCTTCCCATTCTTTATGGAGTTGAATACCTTTAGGATTAAAACTAAATCGCATAGCATCCATTAACAAACGCATTGGAAGTTTAATTCTTACACCATTAGGTAATTCTGTAGCAGGTAAGCCTTCCATTATCGCGCCACTAGCTAGAATAGGTACGCTAATAGCATTAACCAATGGATGACCAAGTTCTAGGAAGCGTAACATCATCGTTCCCATCATTCCATTAGCAGCAGATGTAACCCGCTTACTATTAACAGTAGGCGCACCCATCAATGAAGCTTGATATAGTTCAAAGCTTTCCCAAGGATTAGTAATTCCTTTCTTTGCTAAGTCCGCAGATAACGCATCAAAGTGTTCCTTACTTCCAGGTGATTTAAAAAATGTAGCTGCTGTCTTATCAATAACGCGGCTAGTCTCTGTAATAGCCATATCAACAAACTCATTTGCACTCTTCCAAGTAGTGAACTGATTAAGATTACTATTAGCAAGTAATGCGTTCTTAACGGTTAATGCAGCATCTTCACCGCGTTTCTTAAAGAATCCACGTAATGGCTGTTCAGCATATGCGCTTTGATTGACTTTAGAAAGCAGGTCAAGTTTCTGCGTAATGTCATTAAGATACATTTCATTGTATTTACGCATACCACTAAGAATCTGGTTTTGATAGCCTTCCATAATCTCATCAACGAAACGCGCATCAGCAGGAACAATAGCACTTGCTGAAGCTCCACTATGTTTCAATTGATTATTAGCCACAGTCATATACGGCTCACCGTCCATATAACCATGCACAAGATTATAGGCTTGCTGATTACCCTTACTTACAATCTCCATCGTAGGATTACGCACAATTACTTCTGCATGATAGTCAGCTTCAAGCTGTTTTAATTCCTGTGCTGTATTAGCTAAGAGTACGGACGTGCGTTGTTTACCTGTATTATCTACAATATAAGAAAAGTATTTATTGACAAGAGTAGGTGGAGGAAGATATATTCCAAGGTCATTAAGTGGAGCTTGCCCACGCAGTTCTCTATTAAGATTATGCATCCTAAGTAATTCAGCAGAAGCTTCAAATGTATTTTCAATCGCATTAATTGCTTCTGGTGTCTTTACATAATAAACAGAACCATCTGGGTTTTTAACAGGCACTTCTATGACAGAGCCTTCACGAATTTCACGCTGAACAAGATAACGGAAACCTGTTTCTTCTTCTGTACGCATTGCCTTCCAGCCTGGCAAAGAGTTAATCTTATTCTTTAGGGTATTAAACTCAACTAAGGCGGCTTGATTATTACCAAGTCCTTTCATCCCGGTACTAACAGGTTCCAGTATGCGCTTAATAGTCTTATCTTGAATGTCAGATACGCGTTTACCAATATAAGTAATTAGCGGGCCATCTTGAATATGACGTAGAGCCATATCAACTGATTGTGCAAAAGGACTCTTAATGAGAATATTATTAATCTCACCAATGTTCTGCTTTAGCTGGTCAAGTTGTATCCTCATTTCCTTAGATGCTTGCAAGTCATCAATAGGATGCCACAGACCAAGCAGCTCATCAGCCATTTGAACTTTATGCTTAGCTGTAGTAATTTCTACAAATTGTTGGTGGGCAGCACCAAGGAATCTATCATCTAATGAGCCAGCAAGTTTAATCGGATTAACAGAATAAGGGTCACCTTGTAATGCGACTATACGATTCTTCTGGTTTAGGTATTCACTATCAATCTTACTAGAATCAGTATAACGCCTCCAGTTAGGAATCTCATCTAAGTTTCTTCCCGCGCCAACAAGAGCTACGGCTTCCTTAGTAGTATTAAGTCTAGCAGCTATTTCTTCTGCACTAAAGGAACCATCTTTAACTAATTCAAATATCTGACGTTCAGTTTCCTGTGTATAATGCTGAACAAGTTCAACACCATTAATAGTATTCTTTGAGCCTGCATTAGCTATTTGAACAGCTTTATTTAATCCAGTTTCAATTGGAAGGTTATTAACAATTTGGTGGTGTGGTGAAGATACAAGTATCTCACCTTCACCTGCAAATCCTTGTCCACCAATTCTTCCAACTACGTTATCTACGTTAACCTTAAATAGGCGTGCAGAACCAAAATTACCAGCTACGCGTGGATTAAGTGTATAACCTTCAATAGGTGCATGACCTTTAATTGGCCCATGAATACCACGATATAAGTAGATATTACCATCAGCATCCGCAATATTCTTAAGTTCAGCCCTTAGCTTAGTCCCAGCTTTCCATATCTGTTCAGCAATATCTCTATTACCACGTTCACCAGCAGGAAGCGATGTTCCACGAAAAAAGGAATCAAATGCTCTACGTAAAGTAGAAGTATCTCCTGTTTTCCAAGATGAAAGCATTCCGCTAGCTTCACTACGACCTAAGTTAGCCATAAGTTGTAAGGACTCATTACTAAATATAGCTCCAGCATCTTTCATGTATGAAGCTTTAACACCCGCGGCACCGGACTCAATAAACTTAGTAGTTTGTTGGAATGAAGGTAAATCACTACGTAGATTGAATTGAATAGACTCACGCAGTTCAGGACTGACCTTAGATAACCAAGCTGTAGCAGCATTAAGACGAGCAAGGTTTGTTGGAGCAATACCAACGTGTTCAATGTCTTTAGCAGCTACTTTATCCCAAGCAGATAACTCATGTAGATATTCTGCATCTTGCATAGCAGATGGACGCATACGTCCTGCATTTTCAATAAACCAATCTCCACCAGGTATCTGTAAGTTTACTGTCTTAGGTGCTGGCCTAAAGCCTTTAAGGTCAACAGCTAATGCTGATGCACCAGCTAATGCGCGGTCATAAAGGTCACCTGTAGCAGGACGATAGAAGACTGTTTTAAGTTTAGTTCCATCTTTTTCAAAATCTACTAACATCTCTTTATTGGCTTTTAAAGCTTTTTGAAACAAAGTATTGTTAGGGTCTTTTTTAAGATAGTTTTCTTGTTGTTCAATAGCTGATTTTAATTCAGTTAAAGTCTTTTGAAATTCTTTCGTCGGCTTCTCCAACATATCAACTTCTAATGTAAGACGTTCACCTTTACCCTTAGGAATAAACTTCATATTAGGAAGCTTAATCTTATCTACTCCCATCATCTCAGGTAAAGCCAATAACTCCTCAACTGCGGGCTTTAACTCTGCATAGGGACTTGGAGTCTTGTTATCAATAGGCTTAAGCCAAGGAGCAGCTTCAAGAAGACGTTCTTCTCTTTGTGCTTTAACAGTAGTAAGAATCTCAGAAGAAACAGACTTAGTTAAAGCGTTATCACCTGTTTGAATAAGGGACTCAAGATTCTTAATACTAATATTAAAGGTCTGTATTTGTGCAGCATTGGGAGCTGCAATAGTAACAGGTGCATAAGCACCCATTGTTTCACTACCTGTTTTAGTAGCAATACCAGCTTGAGCATCTCTAGCCATGTTACGTGCCTGTATTACGCCAATAGCACTACCAAAGCCTGCACCTACAGTAGCCCATAGAGCAAAGTTTTGATATGGACTTTCCATATAATCTTCCATATATGGATGTGCATTAAGTGTTCCTACAGTAACACCCTCGAATATAGCCGCATCAATTGCGTTTTCTCCAATCTTAGCTGCATACAGTCGGCGCATAGTAGTGTTATAGAGTGTAGTATCATACTTAGCGCCTTCCATAAGCACACGTAAATCTGTTTCAAGTGCTTGTGCTTTAGTGCCACTGAATACATCAGCTACCGCGCCTCGAATACTATTAGTCTTACCAAGTGCAGAAGCACCATTCTTAACCGCGCCAAGTAGTTTTAATGTCGCTGCTTGTGGTGCAATAATACCAGCCATAAAGGATGCGCTTTCAACGCCTTCCCTATGCTCATTATAGAAGCTAAGCGCATCAGTATCAGCGCGTTGAAGAATATCCTTTGTACTAGTTTTATCAGCAACACCAGCCCATCCTACTGTGCTATTCCAAAGAGTAGATAACAAGTCTGCACCAGTACTAACTAATGCATTCTTAGTTTGCCCAATGATAGAAGAGGCGGCATTGCCAGCAATATCTTTATCATCAATATAATCAAGAGGCATATTGTATTCCTTGGATAAGAATATAATTAACAATTACAGGAAGCCATAGGTCTAAAAGAGAATCCTTAGACCAAGTCCACATAAAGAAGGCTTTATAAAATTCTTGTGGAAGAACTAACAATTTATGAATCTCTACATCTCTGACTTCTCTACCATACCAATATGCACACTGTAATGCCCATGATTCAAGTAACGTTAAACTACAGAGATGCAATAGACCAATAAATACAAGACCAAGTATAATATGGTCTAGACGATAGGCATGTAAGAAAGTAAGTAACTTATCCACGGCGCGCTCCTAATAATGAACTTGGGCCAGTATCGCTACTACCGCGATTATTATTGCGAACTGGAGTTACTTGTGTTTCTGTTGGTGCAGGTATACCAGATTCTAAATCCATACCTGGTTTTGCGGTATCACTAAGTAACAAGCCACCAATTCTTTCATCTGAAATGAAAGCCAATGGCCCAGCAAAGCGACCAATATTCAACGTAGAACGAACATACGCACGCTGTGCAGCATTTCTAACCTCAGTAGCAAATACAGGTAAATAGTTCTGCACACTAGGTAAGATAGCAGAACCTTGGTCATTACCCATACTTACTTCAAGTGACTGTGTAAGAGCAGTAATCTTTTGCTGTGGAGTCATCTTACTACCATCAGGATTCTTTAATTCTGCACCCATTACAGCAGTAACACCATCAGTCATTAGTACTTTACCTTTAGGACTATTAGCACGAACGGAGTCTACAACTTCTTTCATCTGTGGGTTAGTAAAAGACCACAAGTCCATACGCTGATACTTGGCTGCTGTAGTTTCTTCAATAGTTTTAACAAGATTATTGTAGAGAGCATTAGTACGAAGTTCACCTTTTGCCTTCTCACCAGAAGCTTTACTAAAGTCACTTGTTGGTTTTGACAATTCTTTTTTAGCTTCAGGTGACATTAATGCTTCTCTATCAGCTACAAGTTTTTCAAGTTGCAATACATATCCTGGGAGTTCTTCTTTAGGCCCAAGTCCAAGATTGCTGCGCTCATAACCAGCAATGATGTTATAAGCATAACGCCGCACTTTAGCATCTGGGTCTACAAGTAGCTTAGGAAAGTCTTGTTTCGTAGCATCAATAACAGCAACAAGTGCCTTATCCTTTAGAAGATAATTACCAACCTCTTCTTTAAGTTTACGGGTATCATTTGTTTCAATACCAATAGCGTGCTTAGCATTCATTAAACGAGCATCAGTAAGAGGAGGAAGAACCGCGTCTTTAGCTTCCTTTCTCTGTTGCATTTTATCAATTTGTCCAAATTCTCTTGTAAGCAATGCACGATAATCATTATACTTTTGAATATCCGGGTCTTTCTTAATAAGGTCTGTTTCCAGTTGATTAGCAGACTGTAATGCCGCTTGAAATGTAGCACGAGCATTGGTTGTTTGCGTAGTAGTATCTCCCGGCCTAATGCGTCCTATTGCCACAGCAGCATTATCTAGTGCAATGTTCTTATCAAGAGAAGCCTGTGCATCATTTACACCAGCTTGTTGTGCAGCAAGTGTGCGAATACGTTGTTGGGCAACTGTAGCTTCCTGACCAATATTAACAAAGAGTTGCTGTGCCATACTTTCTCGCTCATCAGGGTCAGTAAGCCCACGCATCTTTGCAAATTCTCTATCAATATCAAACGAAGGCCTATCAGCTACAATAGATTGTGTAATCTTAGATTCAGCAATTGGCGTAGATATATCATTAACAACAGATTGACTACCATCATTATTCTTAACAACAGTTGTCCGGCCAAAAGTCTTAACAACACGACTATCAGCAGGGACTGTTCCTATTTCAATGTTAGTAGCTTCAGTTCTAGCTTTAGCAACCTTTTGTTCTTCCTGCGCCATCTGGTTAATAAGGACTTCTTGAAAGGCCGCAGTAAGTTTAGCTAGTTCATCTGGCGTCTGGTCTTGTGTTTGATTATCTTGGCTCATATAAGTCCTTAATCACCGATGATGATATTAGAATCATTATTACCATACGAGACGAAACTAACATCTTTATATGGCTCAGGTGTGTTTGCAACAATATAACCTGTTCCAGCATTAGCTGATGGCGTATAAGCAGGGTCTACATAAGCCGCAGCTTGCGTAATTGGCGCTGGAGTTTTGAATGTTCTATCAACATTAACGTTCTCTGCACCTTTTTGCTGATTCTGTGTCTGCGTTGTTGTCGTAGTTTGGTTACTCGCTGTAGTTTGTGTAGAACCACCACGAGTTTCAATGCCTTTACTAATATTAAGCGCATTAAGCAATTGTGCAGTAGTTCCGTTAGGGTCACTGCGTGTAAGTTCTTCTAACACTTGAGCTAATTGTGTATTAATGCCACCATAAGATACAGCAGCATCAATACCTACCTTAGCAGCAGATTCGCTACTACGCTGAATAGCTTGTTGAGTTAATAGAGCACGAGTAGAACCTTGTGAAGCACCAGAACCTTCTGCTGCACGTAAGATACCAGGCATTTGCTGTTCAGATAAAACGCGCGTAAAGTAATCAGTAAGCCCTTTAGCGTCAGTAAACGCGGCTTCTTTACTATACTTGTCTTGTGTAGCACGGCCACGAGTAATTTCTTCTTTACGGGCTGTTTGCTGTGCCTTATCTTCAATAGTACCACCAGCAACCATTCCACCAGATTGTATAAACTCTTGTTGTTTTGCCTGTTGTAATGTATTGAAGTTTTGAGCCTCAGTAGCAGACATTGTTAACTGAGTAATTGGATTAGTATATACCCAGCCGTTAGGCGTATATTGTACTTTTGCTTGAGGAAACTTAGCATTAGCTTGAGCTTCATCAATAACAGGTCTATCGCTTAATTGCTGAATAACAGCATTAAGAGCTTCCCGTGCTTGTGGTGTAGTATTAAGTGAATAACTAGAACCACTTTGAACTTGAGTTCCTTGTGTAACAGCTACACTATTACCTTGAGTACTAGTATTAACAGGACTAGTAGTTTGTCCTTGTGTAAAGGACTGGTTATTAGCAGTAGTAGCTGGTTGCCCAGTGTTTCTATCAACAGTAGCCATAATGGCTCCTTATCGTTTACCTTTCTTGTTACCATCAAAATCTACGTTCTTTATATCGTAGATTCCTTGAATGCAAACATTAAACCATCTTGCACTATTTGAGAAACGTCCTACTACTTCATTTACGTTTACGTAACTTTCAATCTGACTAATAGCAGGTTCTATATTCTTACCGTCGAATGAACCTTCAACAATGATAGAACCTGTAGCCGCTGTACGAAATTGAACACGCACTTCTTCACAATCAGTAAATCCTTGCCTGTAGTATCCAATCTTACCTATCTTGATAATACTATCAGCAGGATACTTATCAAATAGTGCTATAGCTCCATCTTCCAAGAGGCAACCCGCATTTACATTAAAAATATCCGCAGGAATTGGTTTATCACCTGCTTGACTATTAATGGGACTGTAGTTTAGAAGCAACTTATGTGGTTGGCCACATTTACCCCACTTCTTATATTGTAAATCATATACAAAGGCACCTTGGAAAGTAGGATAGATTGGTTCAATACTACCATCCTGCATTAGGAAACTGCTTGGCGGTAATGTAATGGTTGTATCTGGCCATGTAAAGGTTTCACTATCTATTACAACTTCTTGCGATAGACAACCAATAGGGATTGAAGATGGAATAGTTACGCCATTAAATAATACACGCTTACTCTTAGTTGGTGATAAATCACATTGGTCGGTATAATCAGCTGCCTCTGGTGTTGTATCATCTGTAATAAAGGTTCCATCTAGTGTGTAATGGCCGTGGCCACTTATCTGTATATAGCCTAAATTTTTGTAAACGCATACAGGATAATCCACTGATTCAAATATTGGTCGTTCAAATGATTGTGTAGCTGTCGGATTAGTTATATTATGTAATACAGCACCTATTTCTGGAAATGTAAAATTAGTAGCAATATTACCATCAGGGTCAGGTTTAAAATATGTTAATGTACCAAGACCATCTGTAAAGCCAGCATCACGATAAACACCATATACATATCTATCAGCTGAATCACTTCTAGGAGCAACAAACCAAGTTCCTGTAAGTGGAGGAAAATTACCACCAATTAAATTATTTGTATAGCTAGAAAAAGGACTTGTAGCTAAGGCAATAGCTTCAGGAGTTATTCCTCCAACAACAGAACCTTCTGTACCAGAATAAGTTCTAATTTCTGTAATTTTAATTTTGATACCCTTCGTTAAACTTCGTTGTAACCAAGCACTTTTTCGACTGGCTGATATACCATAATACTTATTACTTTCACTAAAAAAACTAAGGTCAATATAAGGCCCAAATTCATACGTAGTTCTAACACTAAAAGGTAATACGCCAGAAGATATATAGGCTGACCCTGTAGTTACCGTTTCTCCGTGATTCTTTCTGCTTATTGCGTCTTTCCAATCAGCGAACAATCGCTGTTCATAAATCCATAACCAATCTTGCTTAGCATAAAAACCTTGTGTATTCTCTTCTTGTAGATTAATAGGCACAGTTATAGGTGTTGTATAGGCACTAATTAATGGTGGACCATTAGTAGGAATTGTTGCTACATTACCAACAATTCCTTGTGTAAAACCTGTATTATCAAAATAGTCTGGGCTTCCAGAGCCGGTAATTCCAGCAGCTTTATATATTTTCATATCAGCAATAGGAAAATTAATACTAAGGTTATCTTCCCATACAGGTGTTAATCCTGGAGTAGTGGCTTGTGTTTTTACTGTATATCCGTAAGTATCATATAGATAAGCACCTTGTAGACTACTATCAACACTTCTAATAGCTTTACAAGGATTGTCGCTAATATGATCTATATTATAACTTGCACCTTTAAATGTAAATGTAGTAGCTGGTACAACACCTTGGCTGAAGTTAGGAGTTCCTAATAGATAACTTCCACTAAGAAATTGAAAGAAAAGATAACGACCTTCTAAGAGTCTAAGATAAACAGGGTCACGATTTTCTTTAAAATATGTAAATACTTCAGGAATAATATATTCTGCTTTTCCGTCATTAATTTGCACAATTCCAAAAGTAGTATATGCAAAATGTGTAGTATCTGGTTGACCCATTGCTACTTCGTTCAAATAACTTATACCGTTTTCATTAAATACCGCTTCAGATAGCCAAAAGAAATTTGCATCAGCACCTCTACGTACAACTATAATAGACCTGGTACAATAAATCATGAATCCATTACCATGTTGAATACACGCAACAATTTTACCAACAATCTGCTGAAAAACAGATGCACCTGCACCCGTTTCTAGGTCTATTACAAAATCCATCTTATCATCAATATCTGACCAAGCAATACTATTTGCAGAATCCCACATTCCTAGACGTCCACCAGCTTTAAAGATGCCTTGCTGTGCAGACATATTCATATTAGAAGATGGTGTTAATGCTGTAGGTACAAAATCTTCAGCAAGTCGCATTACCCATACATTCAACTCACCCGCACGATACAGATAAATCTCATTACCAATTACACACTTTGTCCAGTTTTTATGTAGACCAAATGTTGGTTCTGTTAGTGTGATATCATGAGACCAAGCGCCAGTAGAAGCCGCGTACTTAGTATAAATACCATCTTCACACAGTGCAACCATTATGTTACGCAAGTCCGACGTCTGTACAATAAAGACATCATCTACGTTAAGTAAGTCAAAAGGACTTGTAAGTTTAGTTAATGGATTAACACCTAGAATAGAATTAATGCCAAAATAACTCATGTATCCATAAGCAGTAGGCATGAAGTTATATCCATCATAAGGAACAGATGGAATACGACCTTCTGGAGCATCTTCAGCGCCTGTTCCATGCATTGATTCCGGGAAAGAACGCGGGTCAATAGGAACATAAGACCTGCTGATATCAATAATTTTAACTGACTGTGCCATAGGAATTATATATTAGAATGTTGTTTGGCCCTGCGTGCATCTTTATACGCGTAAGCACATTCTACAATAACTGTGCCATTTCTTCCAGTTCCAGAAATAACACCAAAAATTGTAGCACCATTAGTATCAATTGTCTTAATACAAGCAGCAGGAATAAAGTGCATTCCAGCCTCAAATGTACCATTAGCTGGAAGTGCTGCTGCTGCATCTAGTTGCACATAGCAATCTTCGTTTAAATCACCATATATAACCATTATTTCAGTATCTGCGGGAAGAGCAATATTGTCTACAGCAGCCGCGGTAAATGCCTGTTTAATTAGTCCTTTAGATAATAGAATCTCTAATGGAAGTGCTTCTCCATTAACACTACTATTTCTATATATCTTTAGTGTGTTCGTTTCAACCATATTTACCCCATTCTATAGCTTGTATAAAGGGCATTTTAGGAAAGCAACTTAATCTACTTTGAAGGCTGGTATTAATCACCTTAATTCCTTTCTTCGCCAACAAAGGTGCTGCTGTCATCATTGCCTCATAAAACGTATCAAATACATTATCATCAATAGGTACATGCCGGTCATGACAATGGGCTTTTCCATTGAGTTTTTTCATATCAAAGCCCATTAGTATAATCTTCAATCCACCCATATTTACAGCTAAGTTAAGTGCTTGATGTCCACTATTACGTCCATGCATAACATACCCCGGCCTAAAGTCAAATCCATGATTACCACCACATTTAACCCAATTAAGGTCAGGAACTTTAGTATCTAATTTTTGGTAATCAAGAACAACCTTATCAGCCTTATGCTCTCTTAGTTCTTTATCTGTACGCCATCTTTGAAACCACCAACTTCTATCACAAGCATATATTATTTGTGCGTTTGGTGCATAGAGATAGGTATCTTTGATTGCTATTGTAGGATATATCTTACTTATTAAATCAACATCAGTAGGAACAACGGAAGGCCCTTGTCCAACTACAACTACTGTATAATCAGTAAAGGGCCTTCCGTGTTCATACCAAGGCATATTAGCCAGCTACACCAATTTCGCCTTCACCTTGTATTGATAGTGAAGTAAGTGCAGATGCGCCACCTACTAGGAAATCTGCAGAATCAAAGCGCATATAACCATACCAATCAATATAGTCATTAGCCGGAACAGATTTACCAATGCCAATAACTTCTGTGCCTGCTGCGTTAGCACCTGTAGCACCTTTCCAAAGAGAAAAAGTAACAGCGCCAGCAGTTTTATTAACAACACGAACGTGACGTAGAATGATATATTGAGCCGATGAGCCTCCATTAACACCGCCTGTTGCAGTAGCAGGGTTAAGGAGATTCGTAGTCAATGTAGCAGTAAGTGCAATTGGCCCAAAGTTAAATGCTTTATTTTGCATACAATAAAACTCCTATTACTTAGTTAGTCGGTCGATTGTTTCGTCTTTCTGTTTACTTGCCCTAGTAGTGCCAAACTCAAAATTGTAAATATTATCAAGATAACCAAGAAAACGACCAAGCACCAACGTAAAAATTCCCTTAACATATTCATTGATATTTGGGTCTTTCCAGATAATAAATACAAGAAGGATTATAACGCATACAGCTAACAAATACATCGAATGTGCACGAATATTTCTATACCCAGCTTGAGCTAATTTAACATCTCTATCTCTTGCGCTTTGAACATCTGCTAAAAACAACTTATCCCACTCAATACTTTGTTGTGTAACTTGTAATTGAAACTGTGCAAGCTTTTCTGGGTCTTTTGATAAAGCAACTACAGCTTCTTCGGGTGTTTTTTCTCCAGTAAGTGTAGTAGCAATTTCAGATGCAGCAGTTACTACTTTACCTACTGTTGAGTCTGTGCCACCAAGATACTTCATTAATACAGGTGCTAAGTTAGCTAAAGCTAGTAAGGCAGGAAGCATTATCTTACTCCCTCATGTTCTATTGAAAAGTGGTTCCCATCAGGTTTAGTAAAATCTCCACCCCAAGAACACAATGGATGAAGCGTTTTCCAATAATCACCTAATGGTTTATATTCAGCGCTATCTGTTATATATTTACCCTGCATAAATAAATTTAAATCAATAGCAAGTCGTAGAAGATGTAAGCTTTTACTAATACCAACACCAGATGCCGCATTACTAGCTGCCTGTGCTTGTGTTCTTACAGTCTCACCGAAAGTTAACTCATAACCATTAGAATAAGCCCAAATAATTAATTTAGCAACAAGTTGTACAAATAATCTTTGTTTTTCACCTAATGTCATGAGTGTCCTGCTCCATGTTTACGACATTGTTCAAGATGGTCTTTAAGTAGTTCAACCTGCTGATGTAAAATCATCTCTCGTGTAGCACTCATTTTTTCAAATAATATTACAGTATTATTACGTGATTTTTCAAATTCAAGAAAGATTCTATTAAATAGAAAACCAAAACTAAATTGAATTATCCCCAGTAATAACAATATTATTGATTGTGCATCCATCTCCATATTATAACACTTCTTGTGCCCCATCAATATCAGCAATAATGGCCTTTAAAGAAGTCATATTTTTTTCTAAATTAGCAAGAGCATTAACCATATCAGTTCTTTCAACTTGTACTAATACTGGTGAAGGTACTCCTGTTTCTTCATGAAACTTTTTTTGTGCAAAATGTGTGCGTCCATTAAGTTTCACAATTCTAACAATACCAGCAGCCTTTTTTTCTTCGTAATTCTGAATATTAATTTGTATACCAGGAACAGGTTGCATTTTATCTCCTAAGCAAAGAATTCAACAAATAAGCCTTCTTGTACAATATCATTATTATTAGTTGCTTGACCCGTACACTTAACAACAATTGCAGAAGCATCATCCTGTGCAGAAGTTCCATTTGCCATTACGCTAGCACCAGTAGAACCGGCTGTAACTATGTAATTCCAATCTTGAGCATCAGTTCCAGTAGAAAATACTTCAGCAACAATTCTCCAATTAAATGCTTGATTTACTGCTAGGCCTACGTTAAATAAATTTGTAGACCCCCAATAAAATCGAAGATTTTTTGTTGCTGCATTATTTGCTACTGTTCCCCACGCTGTAATTCTTACTCCACGGCCCGCAGCATTAAATGAATTTGCAGGCATAGAGTAAGACATTAAATCATCTTCACCCGCACCTACGTTACCTACTGCTGTTGTATTTACATTAGCTTTCCCAGAAATTGTTAAAAGACCGCTACTAGCTGCTTGAAGCATCTTTATACCAGAATCTTCCTCAATAAGGAACATTTGCTTGGTATAAGCGTTATTAACAATATCAAATGTACCACTTTGTGCTCTTATATATTTATTTGGTGTAGTACCACCATTACCAAATAAACCTATCTGTGCGCCGGCACCATTTGCAGAGTCAAATATCTGTAATGCAACAGCAGAGCCATTTCCATTAATATATACAACGCCACCCGCTGGTGTTATTGCTAAGGCATTTGCATTTGTTAATAACTCTGCTGCACCAGCAACACTACCACGAACATAAGGATAATTCGCGGCTCCTGCTACGTGTTGTATTGCAAATTGTGGATCTGCTCCATCCGTATAGAAATAAATTAAACCTGTTCCATCATTTATTATATCAAAGTTTGCGTTAACACCACCATCACGAATAAGTCTAGTAGAAAAGTCTGTATTCGTTGTATCTGAATGAAAATCTATGTAAGAAGCTCTATCTCCAGTAACACCCAAACCAAGCTCAATTCCACAGGCATTAGCATTAGCTTGTATAAGATTAAAAGCACCACCAAGTTGACTTATATTCCATTGGTTACTACCAGAATCAAGAATACCACTAGAAATAACAACGCTTCCTGTAGGTATTCTTATATTTCCTGAAGTATCAATTATAAAATAATCGTTACTACCTGGATTAGCAGATTTAAATATTTTATAATTATCACTATCAGAATTATCAACACCTTGACCCCAATCAACAACACCAGAAATATCATATAGTGTATAGGCATCTCCAGCAGATGAACCTGCAACAGAGATAACATCTCTTGCGGCACTAGATGCACTATTACTTTCATTAACAACAGAACTTGTAACAATACCTCCAGCTTGTGCTCTAGTTACAATAAAGTCTCCTAATGTAACACGACCCAGACCTATTGTTAATGTGTTACTTGCTTCATCATAAGCAAAAGTAGATTCACTCTTAAGCATTAATCCATCAGTAGTATAAACAACCTGTCCCGGCCCTGCTATTTTACCCCGGTCTAATCCTACTTGTATAATAAAATCTCCGCCATCATTTCCATCATAGCCAGGAATAGTTAATCCTACAGGGCCAACAACACCTTGTGTGCCTCTTTCACCTGGCATGAAGAATGAATCACTACCTTCTTGTCCATCTAACCCCGGTATACCCATTGGGCCTTGAATACCTGTTAAACCTATTGCGCCTCTTTCTCCTGGTATTCTATAATAATCATCACTATCAGCGCCATCCATTCCTGGATTACCTTGTAATCCTTTAACACCTTGTATTCCTTGAGAACCAGTATTACCAATAGGGCCACGCTCTCCAGGTATTCTAAATGCATCATCTGCATCTGTACCATCTAATCCCGGAAAACCTAATCCTATTGGGCCTTGTACTCCTGCTGCTCCACGTTCTCCAGGAATACGATAAGCATCATCAGAATCTGCGCCGTCAAATCCAATTACAGTAACACCAGGAACTCCTTGAATACCTTGTATTCCTTGAATACCTATTGCTCCACGTTCTCCTGGCATTAAGTAAACATCATCTCCATCTGCACCATCAGTTCCAGGTGGCCCTATTCTACCATCAATACCTATTGTGCCAGCAGCACCACGTTCACCAGGCATCATATAAGTATCATCACCATCAATACCATCTAATCCCTGCGGCCCTACTGACCCTGCAATACCTTGTATTCCTACAGCACCCCTTTCACCAGGTATTCTTATTGAATCATCAGCATCTGCGCCATCAAGTCCTGGAATAGATAATCCCGGTATTCCTTGTGCTCCAGTAGAACCTGCTGTGCCAGTAGCACCACGTTCTCCAGGAACTTGAAAGAATTCATCACCATCACTTCCATCAAGCCCTGGGATTAAAGGTGCATTAGTTCCTACGGCTCCAGTAATACCTTGTATTCCTTGTATACCTCTTTCGCCAGGTATTTGGAACATCTCATCTCCATCTGCACCATCAATACCAGGAACAAGTGCTGCATTAGTACCTGCAATACCTGTGTTACCTTGAATACCTTGTATTCCTCTTTCTCCAGGTATTGCGAATATTTCATCGGCATCAGCCCCATCCATTCCTGGAACAATAGGCGCATTAGTTCCATTAGAACCAGATATACCTTGTATTCCTTGTATACCACGTTCTCCTGGAATAGAAAACATTTCATCAGCATCTGTTCCATCTAACCCAGGAATAAGTGGCGCGTTAGTTCCTGGAATACCTTGTGAACCAGTTGTACCAGTAGCACCTCTTTCTCCCGGCATAAAATATAAATCATCAGCATCTACACCATCCATGCCAGGAATAGTAAATCCACTAGTTCCATTAGCACCAGTAGAACCAGCTATTCCCTGTATACCACGCTCACCGGGTATAGAGAATAACTCATCAGAATCAGAACCATCTAATCCTGGTATACCTTGTTGTCCTTGATATCCTTGTGGCCCACGTTCTCCTGGCACAGGATAATTATCATTACCATCTATTCCATCTATACCCGGAACAATAGGTGCATTTTGTCCTGTTCTTCCACGTTCTCCAGGAATAGCATCAATAACATTACTATTATCTCCGCCCTCAAAATTAACCATTTGAGGAGAAATAACATTGGCATTTATGCCTGTTGTTCCTCTATTTCTAAAGTAGATAAATAATGGTTCGTAAAACATTATGAACTCGTAGCAGTTCCACCAGTTTCAAGGTCATCTTTAGCAATCTCAAGTAATTGCATAGAACGACCTTCACATATTTTCATATCACCATCTTCACTGATGGACTGGAATATTTCAGCACAGGCCTTATTAAAAATCATCATTGGAATTACATCAAGCATCCAATGCGTATCAGTATCATCATCAAGAAGTGCTGGGTATTGAAAATAGCCATATTCCAGTGTAGGTGACAAAGTCTTAAGCTTAAATACAATATTGTTCCCTGAGCGATACCACCTATCTAATTGCTCACATCCATTTTTATCAAATATCTTAAGAGGGTCTGCTTGTGTTAAGTAAACAGACGCGCCTGTTCTCTTAAGATATTTGATTCTACGAAAACGTGTAAATGTTGCACTGATTGAAAGTGACTGTGCATAATCTGTTGCTACGATATTAGCTGTTCCTTCTACAAGGTCAGCCATAAAAGATGAACCCAGTGAGGCAAAAGAGATTGCATTATTAATCGCATCAATAACTTCATCCCGTTTATCGGGACGTTTCGTGCGTGTAATAACTTTCTCTATCATCTCACTGAGTTGCATATTTAGCCTTTAATAGTTTGACCATCAATTTTTTGTTCTTGGGTAATTTCATCAGCAAACTGACTATAGTGTTGCAAAATATAATCTGCAAGTACCATGTCCGTTGTCTCAAAGTAATTACCTTTAAACGCATAATGTTTTCCACCCATAAAGAAACTAAGACTAGCTCTTTGTGCGTAGAAATATCTTACACCTTGTGTCTTTACAACTTCTTGCGTAATAATCTTTTCTTCTAAAGACGCAGAAGGCAGGGATTGCTCCCCACCTCCTTTGTCTTGTTTTACTAACTCTTTTAAATCTATCATGTAACACCAGCCTTTCTTTAAGAATTATGCAACACCAGATTGTAGACCATAGATAACAGCACAACCGTTCGGATTAATAAGTTCTACTGCCAGTTCCGTAGTAAGTGAACCACCATCAGCATCTACACCATTCGCGTTATTGTTACCAGTACCACCAAATTCTTCTGGCCTAGTATCACGTCCTTCCATATAAGCAAGTTTAAGCGCAGGCATATCAAGGATTAGCGCCAAACCAGCCATAGAAGGAATGCCGTTAAGAATAGGATGTTCAATCATGTAGATGGTACCTTTGTAGAACACAAACTTAGTAAAATGCAAACCAAAGGTAGTTTGTCCATCCTGAATAAACACTTGTCCACTCTTACGTGCAATATCGTTAATAACACGGATTGCAGTAGAACCACCAAACAACGTGCGGCTCTTTGGGTCACCAATATCTGCGCTATATTGGAAAGCTGGTTCGCACAGAGTTACCCATTGGTCAAAGGAAGTAGTAGTAGCAGCAGTATTAGTATTGCTAGGTGCATATTGTTCAACAGCATCAACAATACCTTGCGTTGCATGTAGTGGTGTAGAACCAGAAGTATCCATCTTCGGTTGTCCAAAGATAAGAGCACTTTCAATTCCCACCGAATGAAGCAACATGCAATCCCTACGCGATTCTGCAATATTACTAAAACCCATTTCTACGTATGACGCACGAGCAGTATCAGTAACAGCCCAAGCATCACGGAAGATTTGAGTATAGTTAGGAACGTATACAGTAGTTAAACCACGAGCAGTAGGACGGCTAGAACCTTCTGCAAAGGCAGTACCAATTACAACAAGTGTAGCACCATTTGCAATAGCCGCAGCAGCAACACGTCCAAAGCCACGAGTTACAGTAATCTGCGTAGCAGAATCAACGCTGGAAACACGCATATTTTCTTGCGTAGTAGGGTTATACAACACCATATTAGCAAGCATACCAGCGCTACTTACTACAACAAACACAGTAGCAGACGAACTGTAACCAGCAGGCGAACCAGCTTGGTTAATAACTACGCTAGAGAACAGCAGAGTCTTAGAGAAATAACCATGCGTAGAACTTTTAGCAAGGCTACGTCCTGTTTGACTCGTAAGAGCAAAGATAGGCGCTGAACCATTAGGAAATAGACGTAGAATATGTGAAGCAAAACTACGCTTATTTAGTTCAGTAGGATTATTAGTCGTGTTAAATACGCCAGTATAGAAACTCATTTTAAAATATCCTTACAGGTTATTGATTAGTCTTTGGATGGCACTTTGCCCCAGGAATCCCAATCAAAATCACGTCCACCAGGTTTCTTAGCTTCTTCCTGTTGTTGTGTCTCTTGAGTATTCTGAGGAGTAAGTGCAGAACCCATCTCTTTAAAAAATTCAAATGCTTTATCACGTATCCAATCTGGAGAAGCATCAGGATTAGCCTTAGCAAGACGTTGACCAATCATCTGTAATGTTTCTCGGACAATAGGATGTTTTTGAGCTGCTTCGTGTGAGTTAATACCTGTAAGGGCCATGTGTTCTCTTACATTACGACCAAACCCTTTCTGGTCGAATGTCCCCTTTACTTTAAGATACTTATCAGTAAGCAAAGAGCCATGATTCAATGATGTAGCATAACTACGACGACCAATGTGATTCAAAGCCTTTAATAGCATAGGAAGATTATCACCAAATGCTTGTGTAAGCCCTTCTTGTAAATCTTCCGGCAAATCTCTTGTAAAGTCAATAGAATCAGCAGTATTATTAAGTAACTTCTCATCTACTTTAAAATCAGGAGCTACCTCGCTCGCACTATCAGCATCTTTCCATAGATTCGCATAGGCGTCAAATGGCGTTTGGCGATTCTCCGGATTGTTTGTATCATTACCATTTTGATTGTTTTGATTCTGTTGCTGTTGCCTATTATTACCCTGTTGATTATTTTGTTGCTGGTTATTCTGTTGCTGATTATTAGTTTGCTGAGTGCCGCGGTTTTGATTCTGTTGCTGATTTCCACGTACAGCGTCCATAACTCTACTCATCATTCCAGGTTGATTAGGTGCTTGTGCCATTGTCTTGCTCCTTAGGTGTGTAGTTAAGAACCGTGTTAGCCGTGTGCATTATTCCTTTTTGATAGGCTAGTTTCAAAAGGAATTCTACATTACCATCTTTGGTATGAAGCTGTTCAAGCGGAAGTTCTGCTTGTTCAAAGACAGCAGCATACCCTACTGCTTTAAAGTACTTAGTTAAAATTGGATTCTTAAGTAACTTACATAGTTCTTGCTGCTCTATATCAGTTAGAGCGGGTATAATATCGAGTAAATCATGCGCTTGTGCCACCTGTAGCTCCTTGTGCTTGTGCAGCATTAAAGTTATCTACGTTAGCTTGTGCTTCTTCTTTCGTTGGTGTGTAATCTTCAATTCCTTGTACACCTTGCAGTTGCATTAGATGCGCAAACATTGCAGGTAATGCAGCACCATAAGAAGCTTGTAGTAATGGACTATTACCAATCATAATTAGGCCATTTGCAATAGCACCTGTAGCAGCCATCTTGCTTACTGGTAAGTAACCATCAGCAACCTTAAAGTAAAGTACTTTCTTACGCAACGCAGTTATTTCAGCTTCTGTTACTTCAATGGGTTCACCACCTTTTACATCTTGAAAGATACCAGTAGGCCCATATTGATACACATTAAGTTTAAGTTGTTCTTTAACGGGCATCATTACTTGATATTCAAGACTCATTGGCTGCAAACGAAGTCTATTATCAGAACCAGCCATTGTATCTTGCCATTCCTGAACAGACTTATTACCCTTCTGGAACTCACCTTGTTGTGGCTTATTAACACCTGTTTGTTGTCCACTCATATTAATAAGCAAACCAGCATCAGCTATTACGTTAGATATACCACGTTCGTCATAGGGAATAGGAAAGTAAGCATCTTGTAAACCCTTACCACCTAGTTTGCTATTAGGCTTAATAGGAATCTTAGCCGCAGGATTAGCACTATTAACATCTGAAGACTCTATCATCTTCGGGTCATAGATACCGCGGTCTACAACAGCTCTGCGAGCTGAAGCAAACCTAATATTAATCAGTTTACTAATACCATCTTGGTAATCCATTTGCATTTCAGCAGCAGATTGCGTTTGTTCTGCAAAGCCGTCTTCAAATGGCTGACCAACAAAGATAGGTAATAGGTCATATGCACTAATAAGGCGCTTAGCACAGATTAACTTATCGTTATTAACGACTTTTAGCTGATAAATCTGTGGAATATCCTTATTCTGCGTATAAATACCATGTTCTTCGGGTATGATACGGGCATATAAGGTACAAACCTCAAATAAACCACGTACAGTACGACCTACTTGTTGTGGATTAGCTTCCATCCAGGCAGTCCAATCAAAATCAAATAGATTAGACATAGAACGAGAGCTTATTAGCTTACTAATCTGCGGTTTCTGTCTATAGTATAGCCCAGACGTTGTGGCTATAGGCGTATTAGCACTACCTATAGCTGAATGTAGAGCTTGTGTCGTATTATACCCATAATCTGTACTAGCTAGATACTGTAATTCACGAATTAAGGATATTCTACCCATCAATTCGAGCTTTCCTGCGAATTCACCCTTTGATGGAACATCACACATCTCTTCTACACGCGGGTCTAGTATTGTATTGTACGCATCTAGACATGTAAGTCGCGAATAATGCTCAGTTGTTTTCTTTACTTGAGATTTATCTAATGGCTTAGTAATATCATCAAGTACAGAGTAACGCTCAATAGGTGCCCACTCTACTTCTAAAGCTGCTACGTTATATTTAACAGCGTTACGAAAGAACTTTAGAAGTTGTCTTGGATATCCGCCAAGCATTGCATGTGTATCTATAATAGATTGTAATGTTGCAGCTTCCGTTTTATTCTTTGGCCCAGATACAACAGGAAATATAGGATACCCAGAGCAATAAATATCTGCCAAGTACGCAACAATACTATCTACTTGGGATACAATTATCGGCGCGGTAATGTCTTGTAATGTTCCACAAGGATAATTGGCTGCTACAGTATCAACACCTGCCTGAGATTGTGCGGTTTGTTGATAACGAGCATATGCCATATCAATAACAACTTGTTTATTAAACAAATCTGTTCTTGATTTATATTGGTCAAGAGCATATCGTACATATTTAACTAAGCTCTTTTGACTCTTTTCAGATAACCTTGTGGAAGCAGCCATTTTATATTCCTATTAGAATGGGGTGTTATTCATTTGTACTCTAGCTTGTGGCATAGGATTAATTTCACGAGATGTTTGCATTACTTCATCCCAGTAATCAGCGCGCATATCTAAGATATAAGCTCCATCATCTAGCCAATCGTCTTTATTATCTTTCTTATCTAAGCGATAAGACAGGGCTTGCCATAAAATCTTTGTTCTAACATGCCCATACACATGACATGTACCAGCAAGTACTTCTTTAATCCATTGAATAATTCGAAATACTTTCTTACGTCCTGCTGGAGAAAGTTCTACAACGATAATATGGTCTAATTGTTGTTCCGCAATATACTTTTCAAGCCAGAACTTAAGTGTTTGTTGGTATGCTGTAGTCTCAACACCAATTACACTTAGGTTATAATGAATACAGTATTCAATTGCCTGGATTATAACTTTCTCTGGGTCAACTACTCCACCCATTCCATCAGCAAAGACAATATTTTGGTCATCCATTATCAGGTGTACACCAACAATGTTCTCATCTGATAACACACGATAACCAGCAGGGTCAATAATAACACAACCACCCAAAGCTCTTTCATTAATGTCTGTTTCATTATAAGGACATACTGGTAAGATACCATCTGGTAAGAGAGATGTTTTCTGTTCGATTGGGTCATTCATCATCTCAGCAAACCATATATGTCCAAGTCCAAACTGAATATCGTGTTTGAAACTTGCATATAGTACATCTATTGGATGTAACTCAGGCCATAATGATGTACCGTCTGCTAAGATACAACCCGTAATAAGAGAGACCCATTCAGTATTTTCTTGAAGCATACGTAGGATACAAGTACCATGATACATGTTTCCTACATAGATTATCAATGCATAATCTGGGCTTATAAGCTTTAAGAACGTACCGACAAACTTAATTGTTAATGCTTTACTTTCTGTCTCTGATGCCGCGTTTTCAGCGGATTGCATGTCATCAAAGAAGATTAAATCTGGCCGTTCATTATCTATGTTAAGGCCGCGTACGTTTGAATTAGCACCAACAGCTACTAGGATACGAGGCTTGTTACGATAGATTGCAGTTTTCTTTTCCTTGTTATCAATTGCTTTATTAATTGTCCAAGGCCCATATACCTTTTCAATATTCTTTGAGCCAAGTATGCCATCAATATCTGCAAGTAGATTGTATGCTAATGGTTCATCAGCACAAACAACAAGAACAAATACTGTATAATCATATACGATAAACCAGCATATTAATATTTTAATGAACGTAGTTTTGGCGAACCCGCGCGGAAGGCCCAACGCGAAGCGTAATACTTTTATCCTTTGTTCTTGTGTCCGTGCAGCTACAAGCATTTGCCATATAGCTAAGTACTGAATAGGAAAAGGAAAATCTAATATTGTTGGTAGACACAGCTTACTAAAGAAATCAAAATCATGATGTCCACGTTCAAAGGCTTCAAGTTGCGTAATGCCTTGTTCTACAACTACACTCATTTTGGAAGCTTAAATAGTTTACGTAAAGCATCTTTTAATGGAGTAAGCGGCGGGGCCGGGGCTTCAGCTCGCAAGTTGCTCAATAGTAACATGGTCATTAGCTTCCTCTTTAGCTCTCTTAGTAAATATATCTCGCACAGCTTTAGCTGGCATAGGTACCATTGTTTTATCACCAATAGATATTACACGATTCTTTTCATCTGTAATAAGCCGTGGCTGTTGTTCCGCAGGAAATATAAGGGTTAATCCTACAGTTGGGTTACTGTGATGACCTGGCGGTATAACACTCTTATTTGCATTCTTAATCCTGGCAATAGATTCAAGTATCCTTGTTAAGTCTGCAACTTCAAGCATATTATTATTTATAGCATTAGTAATCTCTGCAAGTGTCTTTTCTTCTAATGCATCATATCTATTAGCTAGGCGTGTACCAATATGCTCACGCATCTTCTCACGAAGAATTTCTTTAAAGCGCTCATCCTCTTTAAGTAGCTCACTGATATATTGCTCAGTGCAGCCACAGAACTGTGCTACTTGAACAGCTTTATATCCTTGAGCTAAGTAATCAGCAATCTGTTCTTTCATGGGTGTCTCATTAGTTCTATCATGCCAATACTATACCTGGCCCGCGTTCCTTTGTCAATAAGAGTTTCTCTATTTGCTTATACATATTAAGCTATTCTGTGTGTATTAGCGTAATACTAAAGAAATTTTTCTGAGTGCCTATTGAGAAACAAAGCCACTGGCAAGTCAAAAAAAATCCGACCGGGGGAGGTCGGACTGTTGAGTTTAGAATCTGTCTTATAACTGTATCTGTCTCGCTATCTCTATCAGGACTGTAGCTATTGTACTTGCTGGTATGTATCTCTTAGCTGTCTGACATACTGACCAGATACGGTTAGCTAGGATTGTAGGATTCATATTGCGTAACCTATTGCCAAGCTTGCAAGAATAATCCAGATGCCTTGCTTCAAGAGGTCTGTTGCATCGTTCTCATATTCCTTGTGTCCTGCCACACCTGTCACCACAAGTAAGCCGCCAACAAGTAAGCCTACACCTGCTAGATAATGAATTGCTGTTGTCATTGTCCGTTATCCTTTATCAGTGTTACGTGCCTAGTATATCACAGTCTTAGTATCTTGTCAAGCTTTTAATTTCTGGCAATCAGCTATGTTAGCCTAACTGCCAGAGTATTACAAGCCTGCTATTACTTCAAGTTCTCAAGCGTGGCACTACGCCCATTCAATGCATCTACAGCTTTCTCAATCGTGCGTTCGAAACGATTTTTTGAAACTTCGTCAAGGCCAGGAATCCAAGCCTTAATATGATACTCGATAGCTTCTGCAAAATCATCCTTGCACGTTGAAATGCTCGATGCATCAATGAACAAATCAGACAACAGCTTGACAACAACATCCGTCTTATTCTTTGCCTTGAGGTATGCAGCAAAGGAAGCTTTAGCAGCATGACGCGCTTTCAATGCTTCGCCGCTACGCTCGCCAACAGCTACCAGTTCCGCAAAGTTACTAGGAAACTTCATTCCATCTTTCAGCGTGGCACCGTCTACCTTATTCCTATTCTGTGCCTTGAGCTGTTGCACGATTGCGAATTGAAGCCAGTCTAAAACTTCATCTTCATAACACGGTACTCCATCTTCATCTTTTCCGTTCTCATCAATGCCTTCATCCTTATTAGCAGCTTTAAGTTTGCCTTCAATCCCAAAGTCTGACAGGACAGGAATAGGCATAGGGAGCCGTGCAATTTCCTTATACTTATTTTTACCGTTCACTTCAACGGTTTCATTGATAACAAATTGAATGGAATTTCCAAAAGCCTTTGCAACTGCTTGCGCTACTGCATTAGGTTGTTGTGACATTGTATTTCCTTTAGCTAAAGTGAGGTTAGTTATTGTGTGTCCTAGTGGCCTAACCCCTTTGCCACTATGAAAACCATTATACGCCCCTTTCTATTCTGTGTCAAGCCTTTATTCTCGCCTGTCAGTCAGGAACCACGGAAACCCCCGAATCCCCGAATTGGCTAGGGATGCCCCTATCGCTACACACAGTTTCTCAGGTGTCTATCTATTATAAGTAGAGCATACTAATAGATGGATAGGCATAATGTATAGTGCAGTATAATAGATGAGGTAATAGAAGGCTTAATAAAAAACGATTACCCCTTAAAATAAGACAGGAAGTATATCGTTATTGCCTTTGTTGTATGCAGATGCTTATATGACTATCTATTAGATATTGTAGAGAGTAACGAATCCGTGTGTATTGGACTGGCACACTAGGGCAAATTTGAGGGTTTGGAGGGTTCCTGTGGTGCAGCCATTCCATTTTTTCTATTCTATAGCTATTACACACAGATAACAATAGATATTAGGATTATAATAGGACAATACAGTAACGCATGGGTAAAAAAATACTTGACACAGGCCCGCGCTCTATGAGATAATGGCAATACGCACTAAAAAGGTGCGGGATTATTATGCTGCGGTGCAACATAGCTATTGAACAGCATACTAACAATAGGATAGTGAAAGACTTATTGCATTGTATAAGCTAAGGGTTAATTCTCGGATTCATTACTAGTAACGACTTCCTTTTAACCTGACAGTATTATTTAGTATGTTGTTTAATAGTCATAGCTGAATAGATAAAGGATAATGATAATGTTCATTGATGATAAGCGCGTTAATGCAATACTTGAAATAGCCTTACATGGGCATAGCTGGCATATTCGCAAATATGCTATGCGTTTGTTCTATTCCATATGCGAGCGTAACGGCTTGCGTTACGATTACTTCGTTGAATAAAGGATAATGACAATGGCAACAATAAACAAAGATATTGAAGTATTACACCGTGTTAATATGACAAAGGAATATACGCTGTTTGTTTCAGATGAGACAGGGAAACCAATAGAAGAAAAGCGTTTAACAGATGATGAGATGACAGAATTAACAAAGCAAGGCATTTCCCAGTATCATGTTTGGGAAATAGACGAAACGGCAATTAATAAGCAAACCTACCCGTATTAAGATAAAGGATAATGATAATGGAT